CTCGGACCTACATCCTTTGCACTCCTATAACCATCTTTGAAAAAACCTGCTCCAAACTTGATACCAGTCGGTGTGTAATGTCGTCTAACATTTTCTATATTATCACACTGAGGGCAACTTTGTTTTTTGAACCTATCATAGTCTTTGATAGCTATTGATACCTCAAAAATATTATCACAATCTTCACAAATGAAATCATATGTTGGCATTAGATACTCACCGTTCCTTTCTTATCAACTTTGTGAATTATTTCTTGAACACCATTCTCTCTTGATAAGATAACCTCATACTCTAACTCTTCATTAGTTCCAACCTTATCATTGGAAATCATCTCATTGCAAGCTCTAATAGCATCATCATTTTTATATTTGCTTCTCTCCAAAACCGCCATAGTTTGAAGACTTGTTCCTGTTGTTCCCCAACGACTAGTTCTCATTATGGTATATCTCTCTGGCATCTTAGACTCCTATATTATCTCTATATTTATCAAATATTCTTTTTCTACTATCACCCTCACTCAACAAATTGCTAACCTTATCTGACATTGATAATCCACCTTGACTATTGTTTTCATGTAATCTGATTAAACTTCTACCATAATCAATTTCAATATCAAGATTAACACCAGCTGCACCCATTCTATTCTTACCAATATGAAACTTACGCTGAGAGAATGTGGCGAAGAAATCAGCTACATGAACCTTAGATATTGCCTCACCAACTTTATCAATAGTAATAATATCATCACTAAAACCTTCTCTATTAGATTGTGTTGCTGTCCAAATAGGAAGTTTAGTTTCCATTGCAAATCCACGTAAATCTTCGTAAATACTTTCTAATTCAAATCTCTTCTGATCGTAACCGCGGCGACTCCTCATCAAATCACCATAATCAATGATAACTAAATCTGGATCGAAACCACTTGATTGCAATCTACCTATGTGAAACTTCAAAGTATTAACTGTTGCAATCTTTGTTGGATATTCTTTGATTATCAAACGACCACCTTGAAATCGTTGAAGATTTATTTCTACCTCTCTGTTTCTTGTAACAATCTCCTTAGTTGGAACACCAGTTATACGACTATCATAACGATTGCCAATGTTGTTTTCACTCAACTCAAAGCTATAATGAACAACATTTTTACCTGCTGCTAATGCACCATATCCAAAATTCACCAACATAAAACTCTTACCACCACCAGTTGGAGCCATTACAACACCCAACTCACCTGCAGCTAATCCACCCTCAAGTATATCATTATGATCTAATATTTCAAAACCTGTAGGAACAGTATTAGGTCTCTTATCTTCCTTACTTCTACTGCTAAATGAATCAAAATAATTGTGACCCATATCAGTTTTATCTGTCATCTTTAAACTTTCTTCAATAGTTTTTTGTATCTCATCAAATCTTCCTTCTTTGAGGAGTTCTACTGAAGTTAGAATTGCAGCTTTCATAGACTGATTCTTACAAAATTCAAAAGCTTTTTCTTTAGCGTGTTCAATCTCTTGTCTGTTTGAGGTTTTCTCTATGTCAACAAGAATAGTTAAGGCATCATCTTTGTCTTCGCTATCAGCTAAAGCAGCTATCTCTAATCTTAACATATCATATGTTGGTGAAGAATCATACTTATTAAAAAGTTTTGTTATCTCACCCCAAATAATTTTATGTGCTTCTGTAGTAAAATATTCTTGTTTTAATATTTCAAATATCTTTTCAAAAAACAACCTATCAGTTAATGCACCTTGTATAACTCTATTCTGAAATTTACTAGAACCAAATACGTCAAAATTAGCTCCATCTACCATTACACACCTCCTTTATATTTCAATATATTCTGTTTTTAATGTAGCGAAAGAAGAAACCCAGTTATCAATATTATTAGGTGAAATTCCTTCGGATAGTAATTTAATTCTAAAATTAGGTGGATTAAACTTTAATTGTGTTTTACCAACAATATTAAAGATTGTGCTTACAGAAGTTGTTGATATATTAGGATCTAACAACTGAACTAAACTATAATTATTTTCTATTAAGTTCTTATTATCAATATATTTCTGATATCTTTTTTGTTTGTTTGATACTTGTTCAATGGAATATTCTTGTATATCGTCTATTGTATATTCTGTTGTGTTTGATAGAAATGGAAAATCTTTCTTTACTGTTTTCTCACCAACGCCCTTAACACCTTCAATATTATCTGAATTATCACCACATAATGATTTTATCAATGTGTAATTAGGTGGATAACACTCTTCTATATCACTCATCCACTCAGTGTTAATAAACTGGCCTATGGGGTCTTTCTTGGTTTTAATGGGTCTGAATACTGTAGTTGTGTCATCAACCAATTGAAAATAATCCTTATCACTAGAAACTATTATCTTTTCGTAATCATCTTTTAACACTTTTTTGCAAAGGTATGCAATAACATCATCGGCCTCTAAATACTTTACACCTAATTGCAAAACAGGTAAATCATTAAGACACTCCTTAAGTAATAGTAACTGACGCGCGAATGATTGTGTTTCATCTTCATCAGAAGAATCAAAATGACGGCGATTCAAACCCTTAAAAGATCTACCCTCTTTATATGAGGATAATGTCTTTCTTCTTCTCTCTGATGAACCCTGACCTTCCCACGCAATGATAGTATAATCGGGTTGGTGTAACTCTATTTGACTCCTAATAGAAGCCAGACTTCCATATAACCCAGAAACTAATTCACCATTATCGTTTGACATAGCAAATGCAGAAAAGTTTCTGACATACATATTCAACATATCAACTATTAAAACTTTATTTTTTCTCATATTATGTGACACTCCCACCCGGTTGGGGTTGTAAAATAAACTTTTTTAACACCAGCTTCTCTAATAATGTTCATACAATAAGAACAAGGCTTAGCTGGCTTTAACATACCATGTCTATCTTCTCTATAAACATACATCTTACTACCTTTTATACAATCATCATATCTATATGAATTTACTGAAAGTATTGCTTGAAGTTCGGCGTGTATTGATACAGCGTAGAACGGATAATGTTTTTTGAGTGCAGGGTGGGTTTTCATATCCTTATTGTGAGACTTATAAACCTTGCCGTTCTTTAACACTAACACCGCGCCAAACCTCGTTTTATGGTCTGACTTGAACATTTCTGAACAAGCCATTCTGAAAAACTTCTTCTTCTTTATCTCTTTTTTTACGAGTGAGTTACTCGGCTCATACTCCATAATTTACCAACTTTGATATACTAAATATAACAATATTTTTTGAAAAATCAAGGGTTTTCAAAATAAATTTTGCTACCCTTTTAGAACAACGAAAAAGCAAAATACCACACAAAATAGTGGTCATTTTTACATACCCATTATGATCTCTTTGAGTAAATCCAAATCTTGACATATGGATTTCTTCAACTCTTTCTTTGTTGTGTGTTTTGTCGTATTTAGATAAAAACTACACCTACGTTCGAAATCATTCATAGTTCTAAAAATAACAGCTCCTGCATGAAAACCAGCCACCTTATTCTCGTCATTCTTTGACTTATAATATGATTTATACAACTTGTAAAGGTTATACTGCTCTTCATCCACAATATATGACTTAAACGCAGAAACCTTACTATAATGTGTGTCTCTCTTAGAACTATTACCTGTCATCTTACTTGAAACGTTATCATCAAATGTTTCTTGTGTTTCTACCACTGGTGACTTCTTTCTTCTTGGCATAAAAAATATCCTTACGTTATATAACCATTAATTTGATGTATATAATATAAGGATATTTTCTGCTTTTGTCAACCTATATTTTGCTTATTTTATTAGTAAATTGCCCCTAACGATAGCACCTCTATGGGATGTCGCTGACTTATAATCAATACTAAATAGCATTGAAGTTTGATATATTATAATATCATAGTAATGTATCCCATACTACCCCCTCATCCGTTATGCGACCAAAGGATTACAAACCATGCAATATACTAATTTTTTAGATATTTTACAAACTTAACAAATATAAAAAAAATACCAAAAAATGCAGCTGAGTTTTTCCATGTTATAAAAGGTAATGAAAACAATACAGCAATAGAGTTATTCCACGCAATGGCAGAAACATAAAATGTAAGGAACCAAAATCCAAAAAAAATTGACGTAAATAACAAACCAAAAAATGAAAGACCAAGAAAAAAACCTAATGTCTCTACTCTTGATAATCCCTCAACTGATTCTTTTATTCTCGCTAATGTTTTTTGTTTTTCTTCTTCATTACTATCTTCTTCTACAAAAGCTACCATCTTATATATCCTCGTCTTCCTTTAATTCTTCTAAAACAATTTCATCATTTCTTTTATAGGGATCTGGTTCAATATACAAACACTTCTTAACTTCTTTCCTTAACTTTTCTCTTAACTCTGGTCTCCCTAAAACATAATCAACAAACTTTCTATTTTGAAATTCATAAACTTCACCTGTTGATTTATCTGTATAAGAAGATTTTTGTGCTGATATCTTCTCGCACACACCAGATTTAATTAATATATCTAACCAACTTTCTTCATCAATAAGACCTCTACTAAAATACATTTTCAAATGGCACTCTCTGTGTGGTGGTCCCATTCTATTCTTTGCAATCTTAGGTTTAATACCCATACCAATTATATCTGATCCTGCCTTCAGCTTACCATCTGAATAAAGTTTTATTCTAACAGAAGACATAAAAGGTATTGATCTTCCACCCGGAGTTGTATCTGGATCTCCGAACATAACACCAATCTTTGTTCTTAACTGATTAAGAAAAACTAAAGAAATCCTTTCAGAAGCTATCAGTCTTATAACTTTTCTTAACCCTTGGCCAATCAATCTGGCGTGAACGCCAACTTGGCTTTGGCCGAAATCGTTTTCTAACTCCAAATCTGTTGATGTAGCAGCCACAGAGTCCCAAACTATACAACAAAGACGATCCTTGTTTTCTTCTCTTAATTTTCTTATAACCTCTTCTATACTCTTAAATACTTGTTCAATACTGTAAGGCTGCAAATAAATTAAATTTCTATCTGGTTCCAAACCTAACATTCTTAAGAAATCAAAATTACAGGCACTTTCTGTATCAATCAATACGGGTAATCCGCCCTTATCTAAACAATCCTTCAATATTAAATATGATATTAAAGATTTTCCAGTAGCTGCTTCTCCACTCATTTCTACTAATTTACCTACCGGTATACCGCCATCAATGTCTGGATTGTTACTTATTATACTGTCTAAAACAGTGCTTCCTGTAGATAACCACTCTCTTACTTCGGTTGGTGAATCGTCTGTTCCTATAATATAAGCTACATCACCAACACTCTTATTAAGAGCATCTACAATTTGTTTATGTGGTAAATCGGTGATGTCTTTAGTGACATCACCGGAACCATCATAATCTTTAGTTGTTTTACTAATTACTTTCTTTCTAGCCATTTTAACTCAACATCTTATCGAACTTATCTGATACATCAGATGCCGAAGTTTTATTATCAAAATCAATGTCACCATCATTTTTGTTATTTGAATTACTGAAATTCTTAACACTTCCTTGTGAATTATTTTCTTCTGAAGAATCATTAGCGAAATTAGAAATAGCTTCCTTCATTTCTTCTGGATCTCTAAAAGAATATATATCATTAATATTTGTAACGGTGTCAATAAGTTCATCAACATCTCCATCGGTAAGCTTTGAAGTCTTAAGAGCGGTGTCTATAGACTCTGGAATTAACCAACCGTTATATCCCTTCTCTACTCTTACGATTAAATCCAAGCCTTCATTAGGATCAGTTATATCAATACCTTGTGACATTGCATTCTTTACTTTTTGTAAAATTTCCTTGTAAGTAGTGCGAGGTGAAACAGCCCACCAACGAACACCAAGATCTTCTTGGCCTCTTACTACAATAGGAATAAAAACTCTAAGTTGTGCAACTAACTTCTTGAATACATCCTTTGATGATTCATCGTTAGTGTTTGTAAAATCTGACCAAGCTTCTGTAGCCATATCACAAATCGCACAATCGCGATTATCCATTCTCTTTGGGCAAAGAAATGTTTTTCCACCAACACCATAGTGAAAGTGAAGTTCTTGAAATGGCATTTCTAAATCATACTTATAAGGTGCAATACGAACTACACTCTCTCCCTCTTCAAGTTTTACAACAGCTGTATTAGTATTGTTGTTGTTAGAGTTTCTTGTTTGAGGGTTAAGACGATCTAGTGCTCCGTTGATTTTACTAAGATTTAATGGCATTATAATCTCCTTTATAGATTTTAATTAACTGCTGCGTCATAACCTAAATAATTTTCTAAATCTTCAATATCTCTTTTATTGTTATCTTTACTAAAAATAATATAAAATAAAAATAAAAAAGGTAAAAATATTAAAACTTTTTTAATAAGTGTATTCATCTTCCATATCTTCCAGTGCTGCTGGGTCGTTATAGTCAATATTTTTCAATCTACTTCTGTCATTTTGACGACTTCTTTTAATTATCTTCTTACCACCTTTTTTAACTTCACGCTCGTTAAGAACATCTTCCTTAGACTTCTTTCTGATTGTGCGTGCCATTTACATTCCTTTCTATTGAGTTATTGTAAATTTGTTATGTATATAATATAATAAAATATAAGAAAAAGTCAAATACTTTTTTGCTATCTTCTATTTGCTCGTCTTGACTTTTTAGCAGTTTTTCTTGCTTTTTTACGCATTAAAAAAGCCTTATGATTAGGTTTCTTTACCTTATCTTTATCAATCTCTTGTTGATTAAAATCAAACTCTTCATCTTTATCTTTTATACTATCAGATATATATGACTGTAAACTATTGAACTTATTCATCTTTATCTCCTCTAATGTATTATATTAGATTGCATCCTTTTATGAAACTCTTTAAAAACCTCTTCTGGTAATTGCAATGTATAACAATTGGGGCAAACAAAAAGAGTTAAACCTTGATTTTTTAAACCATCACCACCTAAGGCTATAGGTAAAACTTTTACATCACTATCTTCAGTAACTTTAATCTTACATGAACCACACTGCCAATAATCATCATCATTATTATTTTCTGTTGTTCCACCTAAACCACCTGTCATATTCATAACTTATAAACTCCTTATTTGTTTTATTAAATTGCCCTCAAATATATTATTAGACATAAGTCTTTTTTTCTTTACATAAATATCATGTTCATGCATTATACTGTTTGAATGTGTCCACCTATATCTTGGATGATTATCTCTTTTTAAGATATACCAACTATTATATAAGTTGTTTTCATACATCATACATAAAAACCATTCTTCTAATATATCAAAACTCTCCATATTTGTCAAGTGTAAATTTTCTATTCTTTCAGGCAATATTTCTTGGCGTATATATTTTGGTATATGTGATGTTTTAAAAACGCATATATCCGTTAGTGGATGGCCATATTCTATGTTACGACCTAGGCCTATATGTTTGTCTTTTTGTATACCCTCAAATATGCCTAAAAAATTATTTTGATCTAAAATCCAAACATCAAAATTCATTATTAAAGTATATTTTCTATTTACTAGTTTAGCAACTTCAAAAGATTTATTGTATAAATCTAAAGCCCCTAATTGATAACCTCTGTTTTCATTTAATGTTATAAAGTTATTTTCTCTTGCTCCACTACATAATTCATTTAAATCACCATTATATATGCAACTAATCCATATATCATTACCAAACTCATAGTTATCTCTTATAATCTCCATATTAGCATAAAAATTATAAACTTCGTTATTACCTATAAGTATAACATGTATATCTTTTGGGTTAATCATAATGAATTATATATCTCAATATACTTTCTATATATCATTTCTGGATTATAATCTTCTTCATATCTTTGTCTTGCATTTTTTGATAACTTTTCATAATCATATTTTTTATCTACAAAATTTTTCATTATACGAGCATACTCTTTAATATCATTATGTAACACAGTAAAACCTGCGTTTTGTATATTTTCTATTTGACCATTAAAACGATCACCGTAATGACTTATTACAGGTTTACTGTGTGAAAACGATTCGGCTATGTTTGTAGGACAACACTCGCCGTCTTTCCTCGCATGAGCAAGAACATCAATAGTGTTATAAAACTTAGATATATAAATATAATCAATATTTTGTGGAATGTCAACAAAATTCTTTATATTAAATTGCTTAATATCCTGCAGCATTTTTTGAGAAGAATTAACAGAAATAAAGCAAGTTTTATCTGTTTCTATCATAGAATAGGCTTTTATATTAATAGGATCATATATATTATCATCAGACCTTCCTATTCTACCAAAAACATATATATCATCTTCTATACCTAATTCTTTTCTTAAGTTTTTATTTTGAGGTTTATCAATAACAGGAACTCTTACAGTGTAGTGATTTTTTTCTTTTTGTTTACCCATAAAAAATTGAACATGCAAAGAAACATATATAACCGCTGATATATCTATTGTTTCGTCTTGCTCACCAAACGTAGATAATGATACAAAATGATTTGTATGTTCTTTTACTTGTTCTACAAAAGGAAACTCTGGTATTCCTGCGGAATATCTTTGTATGATGTGAGGTTTTAAATGTTTAACTATTTCTAAAAAATCATGTTCAGTGTTATAGGGAAGCATCCTTTCTTCACCTATAACACTTATAAAATCACTTTCTCTAGATATATCTATCCATTTTTTATAAGAAACATAATGTTTATATTTTTTATCTTTTAAAAAATAAGGTAATAAAGTTTGTATTATTTTTGTTGTTCCACCAACAGACAACTCATTGATATGGTGTATAACTACATTATTATTTCTTATTTTTGTTGTAAACATTAATGTTTATACTCACCATATTCAATAAGTTGATTAACTTGTGTGTCATATGTTTTATAATGCAAACAATGAACACCATCAACTACTTTTTCTTTATTAGCGTTATTTATTTTTATATGTATCTTGTTACTATATCTACAATTGTTCTTATAAACTCTTTGTTGAACATCTGGATAATTAATCCAATTAAATGGTTTTGATAAAACCCAATTTTGTCTTTTTGCAAAATCTTCTAGCTTATCTTCATCAACACCAGTTATAACATTAATTCTTGGAAATATAATAGAGTCAAAATTATTTTTATCAGCATCTCTTATATACCAACCTAACTGATTCCAGAATATATCTTCATAAGTTTCATCAGTATCAATCCAAACAACCCAATCATTATTTGTTTTTTCTAAGGCTATATTTTTCTGAACACTGTGATTATTTGGCCATGGGTTTTCTATTATATGTGCGTTTCCTTCTTTTATATTCAATGATTGAATAAATGTTTTTGTTATATCAATTGTTTTATCTGTAGATCCACCATCAACGAAAACAAACTCATTATTTTCATTTGAAGATATATATGATCCTATATTATTAAAAGTTTTCTGAATGTGATTTTCATTATTCATACCTATCATACACACAGAAAAATTATAATTAGGAGATTTTTTATTTTCTATTATATATTTTATTTTATCAAAAACACCAGATGCATTTACAGCTTCTTTATATACTTTTTGATCATAGTATTCTACTTCTTCATAATCAGAATTTGTTTCAATATAACAAGTGTTCCAAAAATCTGATAGCCCTTTTGGTATATGATTCTGAATAAAGAAATGATTCTTCGTATAAAAACAAAATGTTGGTATACCAGCTCTTGATGTTATTTCCCAATCCCAACTATTACAGAATATACCTGCATCAACTGTTTGTAGAAAATATATTGTATCTTCTACACCCATTCTCTTATCTAAGACGCTGTATCCGTCTGTTATTAGCTCTTCTATTAACCCCCAATCCTCATCTCCATAACCAACGAAGGCAGGTGTATATCCATTATCACACAACTTTATACACAAATTCTTCCACTCATCTCTACTCCAAAACCTACCTTTCTCAACATCACTTTCAAACCCCTCTATGTTGCCAGATTTTGTTAGGGGGTGAATAGCTACTGTATTTTTTGGTGTAAAATTTATTTCTGTATTATATGGATGTTTTGTTGTTTTATAATGATAAGGAAATTGCAAATCATATTTATAAAAAACAGGTTCTTTATTACTAAAAATCTCAGAACAAAAACTCCAATCTTCTAATATGTCGTTTTCTTCAAAAACATTTTCTTTTATAAAATCATATGTAGATCTGATTTGATTATGAAATGAAAAGTTCTTAACAACAGAAGCTTTATAACCTTCTCTTTCTATTTGTTGTTTTGAAAACTCAACTGATTGGCCGATGCCACCTAACCAAAATTGTATTTCATGTTCTGGGTATTTTTCTTTTACTGCGGGAATTCTTGTTAATGCTGAAAGTGTGTCTCCAAAACCAGCTAATTGCAATATATGAAACTTTTTACTCATCTTTAACCATCTTTTTCAATAAATTAGTTGTAGAATATTCTCCAAACATAGGAGCCTTAATAACTTTACCTCCGTATGATTCAACAAATGATTTACCTACTATAAAATCTGTTGAACCACCTTTTATGAGAATACTAGGTCTTAACCATTTAATAGTTTCTAAAACACTAGTATTCTCAATCGGTATAATATAATCAATTTCTTTAGAAAAATAAACTAAATTTTCTACTCTTTTATTAAAAGTATCAACAGGTCTATTATTTCCTTTTAACTTCTTAACTGATTTATCTGTGTTAACACCAACAACTAATTTATTACTTGGTAATTTAAAAGATAATGCATAGTTTATTAAAAATTCATGCCCTTTATGAAATAAATCAAAACAACCATTAGTAAAAATAACTTCTTCAATAAAATATTTAGGTTTATATATGAGCATATTATATTTTTATATCTTCTAAATCTCCAATTTGATAACGCAAACCACCATATTTATCATCACCTATAAAAACACCATCATCTATAATAACCATCTTATTTATTCCTACAGGTTCTGGAATAAATGTATCATATTGATCGGTTCTCATATTATAAGATATGCCAGATTTTTTAATCATCAATATATAAGAGCCACTTTGAAAAAGTATATTACCCTCTATAGAATAAACATTTCTACTAGAACTCTTTGGCTCACTTTTGAACCAAATATCTAATGAGTTTGTTTTAATCATTCTATCCATTTTAAACTGAAGATGGTAGAATGGGTCGTCACTTTTTTCAAAATGATAAATTTCCATATATTGTATTTCACCATCTGTAACATTAAAACTTCTTTCTAAATATGCATATTTTTCATCTAATGCATCAACCATCATTAATGCGTAATTATCATAGCTATATACATACTCCCTACTATCACTAGATGTAGGGTTGTCTGAACAACTGACTAAAATCGCAACACTTGAAAAGAATATAACCTTTGATAATAAGTTTTTTATTCTTTTCATCTTATCTCTCTACATGGTTTTTGCCGCCTCTACGCTTTCTTTTCTGTAGTCGGTAGCTAATTTCTTTATTTCGCCGATGGCCTTCCTCGCTCTAGTTCCTGCTGACTTATTATTGCTTTCTACAAACTTCTTATGATTCATTACAAAATCTTCATAAAGGGCAATTATCTTACTATAAGTTTCCATATTATTCTCCATTAATATTTTATATTATAAATATCTTCTATTATTTATTTAAAGATAGATTCGTGTGAACTTCTGGCTGCTTTTTCAATATATTGATCTATTCTATCAATACAATCATTTCTTAACTTATTATACTCAGAAACCTTATCAGCAGCCTCTAATCTTTCATTATCAGTTAAACTCTTATCTCTTCTAATATCCTCTAAATCCCATAACTTATTATTATACTCATTTAGAAGACTAATAACTGACAAAAAACTTACTTCATTTTGTATTGATACTTCTTTATCATAAACCTTATGTTTTTCAAATGTAAATGGCCTGCGACCACTAAAACACTCAGTAAGTTGATCACCAATACTTTTGAATAACCACCCATACTGATTGTATAGGTGGTAATATCCTTCATCTTTTTTTCTTAACTCTTGAATTCTTCTTTCTAAAATTGTTATTTTATCTATTATACTACCAAAAGTCTCCATTTAATTTTTCCTTTGACAAAACAAAAACTTAGCATCAGTAGCTTCATGCGTAAAATATTGCTCAACTATTTTAAACCCATTATCATCTAACATAGATTCAAATGTTTTATAATCAAAAAATGATATTTTTTCACCAACACCCATATCTCTCCAATCTCTTGGGTTATCTCTAAATGAGTCATTATCTATATCATAAAAACTTATATATAGATAACCACCAGATTCAGAAACATCGTAACACTTAGATAAAAATTCTCTTGGGTTGCTAACATTATTAATAATATCATGACACAATAATGTTTGAAACTTTCTATCAAAATCATAAGTAACAAAATTACCAGACATTAATTTATCTTTTAAAT